TTGCTCCACAAGTCAGCGATAGTCTGGAAGTTATTTTCCATGTCGCCATGCGTAGCTGCGCGGTCTACGCTTACGTACTGTTCAGCTTGATTTAAGATACCAGTCCTCGTCCACGCGTTAGGGTCTACACCTGCTTTGTTAACGTTACCTTTAGTCATCTCGTACATCAGCGTCGCCACGTCAACGCCAGCAGGAGCATCGGTGTGTACGTGCGGTAATTCCTCGTGATGTTTACCCGATTTGCGTACTTTGGCTACGAGTGACGGAGTACAGCCAACCTTCTTGGCTATAGACCTGTCCGTGTCAGTGTGGCACTTGCGTAACATACTTATAATCTTAGCGGACTTAGTTATTTTCTTAGTCATAGTGGTTCTCCATTATAGTTTTTAAGAACGTCTTAGCGTCCTCGGTTGCAGCGGTTTCTTGCTCCGCTCTTTCTTCGCAGACATCGGCCAAAACCGTGGTCACGATCGCTATCATCTGCGGCCATTCTTCCTGCTGGTCGTACAACCGTATGAGGTTGGCAATAATCACCGACACTACTTCGGGTGTCGCTTGGTCTGGAACGATGTTTGCCACCTGCCCCATCACCTTTAGAAACTCATCCTTGTCCATAGCCTTGGTCGCTTCCGTTGAATTTTATTTGGTATCGGTTGGACTTGCTTATAACTTCTTCTACCGACATGCTTGTAATACGCGCCGCTTCCGCCAAGCTAAATCCTTGTTCAGCTAATTTTAACAAACGCTGCGCAGGGCCAGACCGTCCTATCTCTGATAACCGTGGCGTACCACCACCGCGTAGTGGTTGTAAGGCAAGACCGTAGTTCGGGGTGCGTCCCCCATGCAAAGTTAGCAAATGCTTGTTCTCAATCTTGGCTGTGTTCAGAACTAATTGTCTTCGTTCTTTCGGTGTCACGGGTTCCTCCTAACAAGTTTTCTAGCTGTTCTATCTGCTTTTTCAATTCGCGGTTTTCGTTACACACGCGTTCGTATTCTTCACGATGGATCATATCAAAACCCCATCTAGCCATGTCATAACTTCCTATGCTCATACACAAGTTCATCGTGTAACTGTCTGACAGAAAGATATCCGTCACGCCTTAATTCGGTCAGCACTTGGTACGCCGCCCCTTCTTTCAACCGCATACGCTTAGCCAAGTCTGATACTGTCCACGCGCCTCGCGTCCGTAATGTGTCGTATACTCTTGCCCGTAAATCTATCGTGGATTTTAAGGGACAATTTTGACGCATACGTTCGTTTTCTATTGCCGCTGCCTCTTTCGGGGTCATATTGTCTTACCCCACGCACGCAACTCACCGACGTATCGACCTAGTTCTGTTTGCGCTGTCCATAGGTTACCCCTTGCGTTAGGCAGGGGGTTCTTCTCGTGTACCTTGTCCTGCCATATATCTACCTGCCCACGCAGAAACTGTAATTCGGACTGTTGTGCGGGGGTTAATGTTTTGTCTGCCTTCTCCATTATAGCTACCCTCTGTTGGTTGATTAAGTCTTGCTGGCGTTCCAGTTCAAGAAACTGTTGATCTACTTCGCTGGTTTGCGGAAAGTCTACGATATTTCTAGTCACTGTAACCCCCGTTGAATAAGCGCCCTGTGCATGTTCAAAACACAGGGTCTAACCGTGACGTGGTTTCTCCGACAAGATCACAAGGTTGAAAGGTACTGCGTTAGCAGACGGAGGTAACCCTGCTCCTGTTGCTATGGTTTTCGCGGGACAATACCAAAA